TGGCACTGACAGCTTTACTTAAATTATCTACAGTTAAAGTTAATAGCCTGTTGAATAGTTCAGTAAATTGTTTTGTTTTTTCATCTTCTGAGATTTTTTCATCACCAACTATAGCCAGTAATCTTTGTTGTTCATACAATTTCATACTTAAATTATTATAAGTTTTATAGTTTTGTGGTTTTAAATAGAACTCTAGATCATTTATTTTTATGGTAGTATCATAGTCTGGGCATACATTAAATTTGTCAATAATTGCACTAAGATTAATAGCATGCTCATTTTTGTTTTTACAATGTGGGCAGATGCTAAAAAATTCCATAGAGTTGCCATATGTAGCTTGTCTAATGCTTATTAAAATTGTATCTAAATCTACCATGGGCATTTCCCATGCATTTTTAATAGAAGGGATACAGCTATGTATTACCTCAACTGTTCCTTGGCCGTTCATTAAAGCATCTGGTGTTTTAAATAATATTTCATCTTTTGCAGTCATGGAAAATACGGCTAATTCGTTATTAGGTGGCATTTCCAAACTGCCAGTGGGATAAAACCTACCTTTACTGGGTAGTTTTATATAAATTTGTGGCTGTCTAAAGTATTGGCGTAATGGATTTGTTGAACTGTCAGTCATTATAATTGATCCGATAAATAATATTAGTACTTATCCAAAAAATACTGGACAAATTAGAAATATGGCAGCAATTGACGACCAAATTCAACAGCTTGCAAACAGTTTACAAATAACTGGCAATGCATTTAATGACTTATTAGCTGGACTTGTTCAAGTTAACAATGCCAACCAAGCTGCAGCAAATAGTACTTTAAAAAATGTAAATGCAAGAACAATTGAAAATGAGTTATTACAGAAGCGTGAGGAGCGTGAGCAAGCTGTAATAAAAGCAATGACTACCTTCGGTAGTAGTTTAGGTAGATCTATCAGTGGGTTAGGTAGTTTTAGTTCAGCTTTATATAGCGCAACTACGGTATTTGACACAGCAAGAATTACTTTAGATACATTTAATGACATATTCAAAGCTGTAACTAAAATTGTTGCAGATAGTATGGGAATTTTTAGATTTTTTTCCGGAGCAGGAGATGTATTAAAAAATATTGCTGATAGTGGTGTTGAGTTAGCTATAAATGCTTTAAAGAATAGAATAGAACAAGCAAGAATTATTACTGATACATTTCAAAGTTTATCTAAATCTGGTGCAACTTTTGGTGGATCTATTGCACAGCTAACAGATGCAGCTAAAGGTGCAGGGATTAATTTGCAAGAATTTGGAAGATTTATAACAGCCAATGTACAAAATTTAGTAGGATATGGGGCTAGTATTAGTCAAAGTGCGAAAATTGTTGGGCAATTAACTAGAACAGTGGGAGAGTTGGATCCTGCATTATTGGCAATGAAAGGAAGTTTAGGTGTTTTAGCTGAAAGTACTACAGAATATCTTGCATTACAGCGAATGATAGGAAGAAACGAACTGAATGATTCTAGATCAACTTCTGAAGCAGTAAGGCAATATATAAGAATGCAAAATGAATTAACAGAAATTACAGGTCGCAATGCTGGTGAACAAAGACTGGCAGAACAAAGACGCAGAGAAGTTGCAGCTTATCAGATGGCTATGGACAAATTAGAAAAGGAAGATAGGATTCGTGCTTCTGGTGTATTTGAAATTTTTGATCAATTTGGGGCTGATTTTTCTGCTGCAATGCAGGAATATTTTGCAAACAATGGACAAATGATAAATGCTCAAAATATAACATTTGCTACTAATAATAGAGAACTTTTTGATATGGGTGTTGCTATGTTGGGCACTATAAGACAGCCCACTGAGCAGTTCAAAACATCTATTGGAAAAATTGCCCAAGATTTTAGTCCGGCGTTAAGAGCACAACAATCAATGTTAGATCAACAAGGAATGAATATGCTAGCGGCAAGTAAGGTTGGTGGGCCTGTTGTAGAAATGCAGGGTAGAGTTGCTGCCGCTTTTAATAAATTTATAGTAAATTTTGAAAATTTGGATAAAATTCTTGACAGAGTAAGACAGGAAGCAGAGGGAGCAGGCAGACCTGGACAAACTGAGAGAACTATAGCAGATTCTATAAAAATACAAAATGAATTAAAAGCAAAATTAGATGACTTGGCAGTAAAAAATATACAAACTCTGCCTACAATAATTCAAGCTGTGGACAAAATATCTACAAAACTAGTAGAATTTGAATCTGGCATTGCCGATGTTGCAAACGCAATAATCAGGGGTGATGGGGTAATACCTGCATTAAAGGAATTTAAAAATAAATTAAAAGAAACTATAGAAATTCTTTTTGATGGATCTGGTGGGCAGCGGCCACCAGCTGCATTACCCCCAACACCGCGTGGTGTTGTAGCTGGTATGTCCGAAGAACAACTTACCGCTAGACTTGCGGAATTACAAGAAAAGATTACTACTTTACGCGAAGTAAGAACACAAGAGACTGATCCAGCGCAAGAAGCTGAATTTGGTAGACAACTAATCCAACTCAGAACAGAGATTGCAACAATTAATAGACAGAGACAGGCCAATAATCCCCCGGGTCAGCAGGAAGGTGGTATTGCCACTGAGCCAACTATAGTAGGTGAGAATAATCAACCTGAAGCAGTTATCCCATTAGCTAGAGGTTCTATACCTTTAAATATTAATTTTGACCCAATGTTAAGGATTCTAGAACAACAAAGAGAGTATTTAGAAGAAATATTAAGTGCAACTGAAGACAATTCAGATTATTTAGAACGCATTTACCACGCAACTGCCTAATTAGGTTAAATAAACGATAAAGACAAATATACTATGAGCTGGAAAAAATATTTTCGTACTGTGAATACAGCAGGCACTTTGAGCCCAGTAAATGGCGGTCAGCCTAATAATATGGGGTTTAAAAATTATCAAAGTAATTTGCCAGAGGTATACACTGGGCATCCAAATCGTATTGAGCGTTATAATCAATATGAACAAATGGACATGGATAGTGAGATTAACGCAGCTTTAGATATTCTATCAGAATTTAGTACACAAGCCAGTCAGGAAAATGGTAGTCCATTTCAATTTTTCTGGCGTGAGCAACCTACAGACAATGAAGTTAAGATCATAAAAGAACAATTAACACAGTGGTGTACACTAAATGAACTTAACGAACGAGTATTTAAAATATTTAGAAATACAATAAAATACGGTGATCAAGTCTTTTTACGAGACCCAGAAACATTTAAATTGTATTGGGTCGAAATGAGTAAAGTCACAAAAGTTATTGTAAATGAAGCTGAAGGCAAAAAACCAGAACAATATATTGTAAAAGACATAGGGCCTAATTTCGAGAACTTAACTGCTACTACTATAAATGCTACAGATATTAGTGTAAATCATCCGCAAGTTGGTGGGCCTAGTGGTGCATATATACAACCTAAAACTCCGTATAGTGGTGGTTCTAGATTTAGCAATGCACAAAATGAAAGCACAATTAATGCAGAACATGTTGTACATATTAGTCTGACTGAAGGATTAGACTTCAGTTGGCCTTTTGGTAATAGTGTTTTGGAAAATGTGTTTAAGGTATTCAAACAAAAAGAATTACTTGAAGACGCAATTATAATTTATAGGATACAACGAGCACCAGAGCGTAGAATGTTTAAAATAGATGTAGGTAATATGCCCAGTCACATGGCCATGGCATTTGTTGAGCGTGTAAAAAATGAGATCAGTCAACGCCGTATACCTACTCAGACTGGTGGTGGACAAAACATGATGGATGCAACTTATAATCCACTATCCACTAATGAAGATTATTTTTTCCCTATTACTGAAGGTGGTAGAGGTAGTAGTGTTGAGATTTTACAAGGTGGACAAAATCTAGGTGAAATTACAGATTTGCATTTCTTTACCAATAAATTATTTAGAGGGTTGCGAATTCCAGCTAGTTATTTACCCACTGGTATGGATACTGGGTTAGACGGCAATAATTTTAATGATGGTAAAGTAGGTAATGCATTGATTCAAGAATGGCGATTTAACCAATATTGTATGCGATTACAAAAAATGGTCATTCAGAAGTTAGACCAAGAGTTCAAAATGTTTATGAGATGGCGTGGTATAAACATTGATGGTGCCATATTTGAATTAAGATTTAATGAGCCGCAAAACTTTGCAAGTTATCGTCAAGCTGAGCTTGATACAACAAGAATTAACAGTTATGCACAGTTAGAGCAAGTGCCTTACATGAGCAAACGCTTCTTATTAAGTAGATTCTTAGGATTATCTGAAGAAGAAATGAAAGAAAATGAGCGTATGTGGAGAGAGGAGCAAGGCGATATTGAGGAAGCTCCTGCTCCTGAAGCTGGATTGCGTAGTGTAGGTATAACTCCAGGAGCAATAGGTGCTGATTTAGGGGCATTAGCTCCAGCACCTGGAGCAGAAATACCAGGAGCAGTACCAGGCGGAGTGCCAGGAACAGCACCTGCTCCTGCAGCAGGTGGCGCAGGAGCTGCAGCGGCAGCAACTCCGCCACAAATTTAATAAATAACATTATGAATTTATTTGAAATATTTGAGCCTACTCCGTATGGTTATAGAACTGAGAAAGATGACCAAACATCTACTCAACCTAAACAAACTAGACGCACTAGATTAACTTTAACTCGTATTAAAAAGTTACGCACAGTAAATGATGTTCGTAAAATAGAGCATGGCAAATATTTAGAAAAAGTAAGTAAACAGTATAAACCGCCTGCCGCGGCACCAGGTTTGGGTTTATAAAAAACAAAAACCCCTAAAAAAGAGCTATTTTAGCTCTTTTTTTTATAATATCTGTAAATAAAAACAGATAGTGCCCTTTAATAACTTAAAAAGGAAAGAATATGTCAAAGTATGAAAAATTAATAGAATATATCATCAACGATGAGGAAGACAAAGCTCGTCAATTATTCCATCAGATCGTTGTTGAAAAAAGCCGCGAAATTTATGAATCAATCATGGACGAAGAAACAATGGGCGGCGATCCTGTTTCTAGCTTAGTTGATGAAGTCACTCACGACGAACATGGTGTTCATGAAGCTGAAGATGACATGGAAATTGATGTTGATATGACCCCAGATTCTGGTGATGAAATGGATGGCGACATGGAAATGGACGCTGACATGGAAATGGATACAGATGGTATGGGTGGTGATAATGACATGGAAGACCGTGTTATGGATCTAGAAGATGCATTAGATGAATTAAAAGCAGAGTTTGATGCACTAATGGCAGATTCTAATGGTCAAGATGACATGGACATGGGCGATGACTCTGAGGAAGATTCAGAGGAACCTGATGCTGACGAAGAAGCTGATGCTGATGAAGAAGATGACGAAGAAGCTATTCAAGAAGCCAAGAAAATGAAAGCTAAGGCTAAAGAAAAACAAAAACTTATGGACAAAAAGCACATGAGTGAAGCTGCTCGTCTTCGTGAATACACCGAGAAGTTAGGCGACATTTATAAGCAAGAGCCTGCCAAAGGTGAAGGCCATGAAGTAGGTAAAGGCGGATCGGTAAGTGTAGACAAGAAATCTATTGTTGCTGGTAAGAATGACATGGGTGGCACCACTGCAAATATTGTAAAAGGTGGCACAGAGCAGGATCCAGACAACAAGCAGATTCCCGAGCCTAAGAATGAATATGCTAAAGGCAGAGGGGAAGTAAAGCATTCTAAAGAGTGGAAGAACCGCGTAGGTGGAAATTCTGGCACTTATAAAGAAAAAGCACCTGCAGCAAAGAGTGGTGAAGAAGGTGCAGTAAACGATCGTAGCCCACTAGCAAAATAAGGCAATAACATGCATATCCTCAGAGAACACTTGAGTTTTGATACAGCAGAGATGAAGGTTATCTCTGAGGATGCCCCTTCGGGAGGAGGCAAAAACCTATTTATGGAAGGTATTTGCTTGCAGGGAGGCGTCCTTAATGAGAATGGTAGGGTATATGAAGTAAGAGAAATTTCCAAAGCTGTTGAAAGCATTAATGACAAAATTCGTAAAGGATTTAGTGTATTAGGTGAAGTGGATCATCCAGAAGATTTAAAGATTAATTTAGATCGTGTGTGTGCAAATATAAAGCGTATGTGGATGGATGGTCCAAACGGTTTTGGCAAATTACAAATTTTACCTACACCAATGGGCAATTTAGTACGAGCCATGTTGGAAAGTGGAGTAAAATTAGGAGTTTCTAGTCGCGGTCAGGGTAATGTTGATCGTAATGGAAAGGTCAGTGACTTTGAAATAGTAACTGTAGATATAGTAGCACAACCCAGTGCGCCTAATGCATATCCTACACCTGTATATGAGGGTGTAATGAATATGCGTCATGGTCATCATTTGATGGAAATGGCCAAGGAAGCTAAATCAGACCAAAAGGTACAAAAATACCTAGAAAAAGAAGTCACTAAATTAATTAAAGAGTTGAAACTTAAATAGGAGAAATGATCCATGTTCGACGCTATTAAACCTTTAGTTGATAGTGGAATCATTAACGAGGATACCCAACAAGCTTTAAATGAAGCTTGGGAATCAAAGTTAAATGAAGCAAGAGAACAAATTCGCAGTGAAATGCGTAATGAGTTCGCCGGCCGCTATGAACATGATAAGGGACTTATGGTAGAAGCCCTAGACAAGATGATCACTGAAAGTCTCCAAGCCGAAATTCTTGAATTCCGTGAGGAAAAAGAAAGTTTAGCAGCTGATCGTGTGCGTTTTAATCGTGAATTAGCAGAAAGCGCACAGCGTTTTGAGAAGTTTTTAGTTAAACAATTAGCTGAAGAAATTCGTGAACTTCACGAAGATCGCAAAGCTGCTTCTCAAACTACAAAACGATTAGAAAGTTTTGTAGTAAGACAATTAGCTGAAGAAATTCAAGAGTTTAGTAAGGATAAACAAGCAGTAGTAGAAACAAGAGTACGATTAGTAGCTGAGGCCAAAGCAAAAATGGAATCATTACAGCGTAAATTTGTAGAAAGATCTGCTCGTCTTGTTGAAAGCACAGTGTCAAATAGTCTTAAAGGTGAATTAACTCAGCTTAAAGAGGATATTCAATCTGCTCGTGAAAATAACTTTGGGCGTAAATTGTTCGAAGCTTTTGCTAGTGAATTTGCAATCAGCCATCTCAATGAGAATAAGGAAATTGTAAACTTACGCAAACAGTTAGAAACAAAACATCAAGAAGTTATGGAAGCAAAAAAGGCAATTGAAAACAAAGAAACTTTAATTGAGTCAGTTCAAAGAGAAACAAAGGTAATTAAGGAAGTTTATGAGCGTCGTGAAGCAATTAACGACTTACTTAAACCACTTAATAAAGAGAAACAGGCAGTAATGAGCCAGTTACTCGAAACGGTGCAGACAGATAAGCTAAAGTCTGCATTTGAAAAGTATCTTCCTGCAGTACTTAACAATTCAGTCGCTGTCCAACCCACAAAGAACCGTCAGCAAATTACTGAAAGTCGTGTTGAAGTAACAGGAGATAAAACTGCTAAGGTACACGCTGAGCCCGATTATAATAATGTAGTCGAAATTAAGCGTCTAGCAGGGCTAAACTAACCCTAATTAGGAGAAAAAGAAAAAATGTCACAAGTACTATTAGAAGGCCGTTGGGGCGAAACAAAAGAAGCCCTACTAGAAGGCCTAAATGGCTCTCGTAGAACTACGATGGGCATCGTTTTAGATAACACCCGTAAGCACCTTATGGAAGCTGCAACCGCTGGCTCAACTGCTGCTGGTAATGTTGCAACTCTAAATCGTGTTATTCTTCCAGTAATTCGTCGTGTTATGCCAACCGTTATTGCTAACGAAATCGTTGGTGTACAGCCTATGACTGGTCCAGTAGCTCAGATCCATACATTGCGTGTTCGTTATGCTGAAACTGCAACTGCAACAGCACCAAGTCCCTTCGATACTAGCACAACCGCTGGTGACGAAGCTCTTAGTCCATTTAAGATTGCTACAGCTTATTCAGGCAGTCTTACAACTGGTCGTGCTACTTCTGTTTCTGCTCTAGAAGGCGTTCCTGGTCGTAAAATTAATGTCCAGATTCTAAAGCAAGTTGTTGAAGCTAAAACACGCAAACTAAGCGCTCGTTGGACTTTTGAAGCTGCTCAGGATGCTCAAAGCATGCACGGTCTAGATATCGAAGCTGAAATTATGGCTGCTCTAGCTCAGGAAATTACTGTTGAAATCGACCAGGAAATCCTAGGCTCATTACGCAGTCTTGCAGCTACCGATTTCGCTTACGACCAAGCCGCTGTGTCAGGTACTGCAACATTCGTTGGTGATGAACATGCTGCTCTTGCTGTTCTAATCAATCGTGCTGCTAACCTAATCGCTCAGCGTACTCGTCGTGGTGCAGGAAATTGGGCAGTTGTAAGCCCCGCTTCATTAACTGTACTACAGAGTGCTACTACTTCAGCTTTTGCTCGTACAACTGAAGGCACTTTCGAAGCACCAACTAATACTAAATTCGTTGGTACCCTAAACGGTGCAATGCGCATTTATGTTGATAGCTATGCTAGCGATTCACAAGCTGTTCTAGTTGGTTATAAAGGCTCAAGCGAAGCTGATGCTGCCGCTTTCTATTGCCCTTATATCCCTCTAATGAGCTCTGGTGTTGTACTAGACCCAACTACTTTCGAACCAGTAGTTGGCTTTATGACACGCTACGGATATGTCGAATTGACAAATACTGCATCTTCACTTGGAAATGCAGGAGATTACCTCTCAGAAATCTCTGTAGCAAATTTGAGCTTCCAATAATCGAAAGATTGTTGTTAAACGAAAAACCCGCTTCGGCGGGTTTTTTCATTGTGTTTTCATTCTAATTAATATATATTATATATAGGTTCATATGTAATAGGGTCAAAATGAAAACAAAAGTTTTAGAACTAATAAAAGATAAACCCAAACATTTTTCAAAAATTATTAAAAATTCGCCTGAGTTATATAAGTGGATATTAGATAATACCAAGATACAATCAGAAAATTTTTCTGAAATGGTATACAGTGCCATTTATAGTGAATCTAACATATGTCAAAATGGAAATACTAAAAAGTTTAATTCTATAAATGAAGGATATAGATTTTGTGGGCCTGCGAATAAATGTTCATGTGCACTTGCCTCAGTAAAAGAAAAGGTCACACAAGCAAAAAACTCTTACACTGATGAGAAACGCAAACAAATCGCAGCCCGCCGTATTAATACTACACTCAGTCGTTACGGTGTAAAAAATAATGCACAAACTGAAGCAGCCAGACAAAGGCATAAAGAATATTACGATAAATTTCCACGAAAATCTAAACCAGTGAAATTAACTTCCTATCAGAAATTAGACAAAAAATATAGATTAATAGGAAATGTTGCGTTTATAACTCCAGAACACATGTACAAAGGTGTTAGTGATCAAATATATTATCAATTTAAATGTTTAACTTGTAATAATAATTTTGATGACTATATAGATAATGGACATTTGCCTAAGTGTCGAATTTGTAATCCTTATATTCCTTCTTACACAAGTAAACAAGAAACAGAAGTTTTTAATTTCATCACTACCATTACAGATAAAACTGTAATACAATCAGACAAAAGCATAATTAATCCTTATGAATTAGATATTGTAATACCTGATTTAAAACTTGCAATTGAATATTGTGGACTTTATTGGCATTCCGAAGCTTATAAAACTGATAAAAATTATCATATTAACAAAATGATACTTTGTAATCAAAAAGGATACAGATTAATTACGATATTTGAAGATGAATGGACAAAAACTCCTAATATAGTTAAAAGTAGATTAAAAAACATATTAGGTACAGATAAAAAAATATACGCTAGACATTGCACTGTGAAGTTAATTGCACATGACCAGGCAAAGGGTTTTATTAAAGAACATCATATTCAAGACAATACTATATGTAAATTTGCCTATGGGTGTTTTTACAAAGACGAGCTAGTCGCAGTTATGACTTTTGGTATTCCAAGATATGATAAAACGGTACAATATGAGTTAATACGCTATTGTAGTAAAAATACCATTGTTGGAGGTGCTAGTAAATTGTTTGCTAAATTTGTTGCAGAATATAACCCTCAATCTGTCATTTCTTATTGTGATATGCGATGGGGCACAGGAAATTTATATAAAATGTTAAATTTTGTTCAAGTGGATAAAAAACTAGAACCAAGTTATGCTTATACCGATTTTGTTAATCGTTATCATAGATCTACTTTTACTAAAGGAAAAATAGTAACATTGGAAAATGTTGATAAAACTGAACATCACATCATGCGAGAACGAAATATATATAGAATATGGGATTGTGGGCAATCAAAATGGTTATACACTATTACACAGTGAAAATTGTAAATACGCTAAATATTATTAACAAATTCTCAATCGGGATGGGAAGTTCAGAAAGGACCGTAAGGTCCTTTTTTCATACAAAAATAAAACAGGTGAAGTTTTTTCTACACTGTCGATAAATATCTTAATATATTATATCGTCATGAAAATAAAAGACATCCTTGCAGAGATACAAAGAACCGGCACTGACCGCGACAAGACCGATTACAGTAAGGAAAAAATAAGCCAAAAAACTTTACGCAAAGTCCGTATGATACCTGGCAGCAAACAGTACGGCTACAATGTTGGGGTAGGCAGAACAAAATTTACTCAGGCTAATTATCTCATACATTTAATAGATGTACCAGCAAAAAGATATATAGGTTGGTTGGGTTTAAAATCTGCCAACTGGTTTCCTATAAAGAAAAGCTATCAAGTAGCAAACATAGCTATTGATGACGATTATCGCGGTCTAGGGCTGGGACAAAGCCTGTATGGTATTGCACTTAGTTTGCTGAACATGACCATAGTGGCCGACGAAACTCAAACACCTGAAGCGCGACGAACCTGGGTAAGAATGAATTCAATACCAGGTGTTAACATTCGTGGTTATACTTCTGTACATGCCGAAGACTGGAATAATCGAAACAATCGCAGCGAAATCTATGATGAGTCTGTTGACAGATTGATAGGAGCACTGCTGCGGGGCGATGGTCAAGTTATAGGAAAAGACCCGGACTTTGTATATGTAAGTTTCCCGGTGGGTGCCAATGCCGATCAAACTGAATTACAATCAATAAAGAAAGGCATTGCTATTTACAGTGCCCGCCATCAGGAAGAAGGTGGTACATCAAACGGGCTCTATGCTCAATGGGTAGGTGGACAATGAGAGCGCATGAGTTTATTATTGAAGCACCACTTACAGACTATGTGCCTTTAAATTTTAATAAAAAAGGACAGTTTAAGCCTGTAGACCAAAGACTGATACAGCATCCTACAACCATTAGTAAAGCAGCAAAAGTCTTTGCCCGTATTCCCTATGATGTAAGACTGTTTTTTGTCAACACGCCTGGACTAAGAGGATATAGAGAAACTGGAGCAAAATCAGCTGATGATATTAAAAAAATATTAGGTAAGGATGCAGATCCTATATTAGACGGCAGCAAAGATGCTATTACTATACTATACATAGGTAACTTTGGTGTAGATAAGGTAATAATGACTCCCTGGATTATGGCGCATAGATTCGGTCATGCAATTACTGCTACTAATAGATTCGCCTACGGTGGCACTAATGTGCCTAACGATGCTTGGAGTCAAACAGAACAACATTTTTTTAGATCCATAAATGAAATACTGTCTGAAGCCTATGGTATACGCCGAGCTACCGATACTGGCTTCAAACGATCAGCAGTAAACTGGAATGTCAGCAGAGAATACAATGCACTTTTTAATGCTATAGGTACGCAACGCAGCAGCAGAGAAAACTTAATTAATCGTCCTTATGAATTCTTATATGAATTATTATCTCAATACTTAGTTACAGGAACAATAAAATTAAATCCGTTGCCTGAGCGTATTGGTTATGGAAGAAAGGCCTGGGGACGAGTAACAAATTATTTAATTTTAAATAAAGATTATCCAGCTAATGTAACTGATAAAATTGCATATGATATGGAAATAATGTTTGATTCAGTTATATCCAGTCAAGTTGGTAAAATCTTTGTAATGTAATTATGAGAGCTATTGAATTTATAATTGAAAGTCAACTGCGAGTAGATGTACCAAACGAAAATTGGTTACAGGATAAAATCTCATATGCTAGAAAAAAGGGGCGTGATCGTTTTGGTGCCCCCTATTTTGGTGCTACAACTGCATATATACCCAATGGTGAAAATGTAAATGTGCCAGTTGATTTACTGAAAAAATTACCGGGTATGCGTCAAGAACAGCAAAATGTTCGGCAAAAAGATTTAGATGCTATTATGCAGATAATGAAAGACACAGAAAAACTGCCGTTAACCAACCGTGGTCAAGAATATGTTCCATTCATTGTAGTAGCCTACAATGGTGAAGCCTGGGTTAATGAAGGCAACCATCGCATAATGGCTGCTGCTAGGTTGGGCTGGAACAGTTTGCCAATTGAGCTAAAATATTATGATGGCGGCGAGAGAATAAAAAGCGGGCTACTATATCCAGGCAAACTAGGACTACTATGAGAATTGCAGAATTTATAACTGAAAGTCTCAGCAGAATCGCTTACCATTATACTAATATCCTTGCTGCAAGACAAATTCTTAACTCTGGACAGTTTGAACTCAGCAGTGGTCTAGGCAGCGTGGAACAACAATACATGCCCCGAGGAAAATATTACTTTCTCAGCACCACACGCACACGCACCGGCGGTTATCACGATATCATTGGCAGCTCAGCAGTGTTATTTGTGTTAGATGGAGACTGGTTTAACAGTCATTATAAAACTAGACCAGTTGATTATTGGCTGAATAGATCTCCCGATCAACAACATCATCGTGCTCACGAAGCCGAAGATCGGGTGTTTAGCTCTGAACCAACTATACCGATTGATGGTGTAACTGCTGTACACATTTATGTCAGTTCTGATGCCGAACCGCAAATCAAGGCATTGGCTCGACAAACATTGATCGCTGCTAAACGCAGAGACATACCTACATTTTTTTACCAAGATAAAAAAAGTTGGCGTTTATTGGATACAAGAAGAACTACTAGTGGCGTATTGCCCGGGCAAGACCTTCGAAAAGGCCATGTGAGTAGCCGTCGTCGTGGATATATGACACCTTGGATAGAACTAATAAAAGCAAATAGTAAAGAACAATTAGGCAAAGATGCTGATCGTATAAGATATAATTTAATGTATTCTTACGATCGATCAGAATCTGCGAAGGGATTGGCCAACGATTTGTCCAATGCTCGCAAACCTGATAGCGGTCCAGATCGTCGACATGCAATCACAATTATTCAATATATGCGAGAGCGAGGATTTACCAAAGTATCGGAATTTGTTGATAGTTTAGCCGAGAAATGGAAGGCAATAAAATGAGATTCCTAGAATTCATTAATGAAATAAAAATTTCAGGTCCCGATCCTCAAGTGAAGTCTTACATCAACCGTGTGTACACAAAATTTCCTGGCACTTGGCAAAACAATCATGTAATGTCTTGGGGCAAAGGAGATCAGCAACAATTTGCTATTTTTGAACTTGTGCCTAGTTTGAGTAGGCGAGGCGCAGTGGAGATCAAATGGTTTCAAGCACATCCATTGCGTAGTGGAGTAGGCAGTAAAGCAATGCAAATACTACAACAAATGGCTCAAGAAGATGGTATTGCATTGACTTTGTATCCTTGGGATCGAGGTCAGGTCAGTCAGGCTAAACTAATAAAATTTTATCGCCAACAGGGATTTCGGCCTGCTCTGAAAGGTTCAAAAAATTTAGTTTGGGAGCCCAAACAAAGTGCGGCGGAAGGAAAGTTAATTAAATGAGAGCTAAAGAATTTATAAACGAAAATATTGGCAAATTTAAATTTCTTCGTCCAGGGGAATTAAAAGGTTCCTACACAGATGCTCAATTACAAGCATTAGGATTTAAAAAAAGTCAGACAGGATCTTGGGTTATTTCCCAAGATAAATGGAAACAATTAGTACAAAATAAACTAATATCAGAAACAGAAACTATAAACGAAAAAAGAAAAAAAATTAAACAAAAATCTAAAACAAGAAGAATAGCCTATGGTGGTTGGATATATGGCTATCCAGCAGCATCTGGTGAGAGTGGTGAAGGTGGGGGCGATGGCGGTGGGGTAGAAGAAAGTCTTAATCAGCCTTATAACTTAATAGACTGGGATCAGGTTGATTTTGGACAACCTATTACAACCTGGGCTGCTCTGCCAGATGGCACTTATTTAGAAATTGAATTTAATCAGGAAAGTCCAGCTTTTAATGATTGGGAAGTTTCATTTCACCGTGACGACACTATGAACTTAACTGGGCAAGGAGATGCATATAGAATCTTTGCTACAGTTTTATTTGCTATAAGAAAGTTTGTAATTGATCAGAATCCTGACGAAATTTCATTTTCCGCATTTAAAAATAAAGATGAAACAGGCAGTCGTCAAAGTCTCTATACTGCTCTAGCTAAAAGATATGCCACTAGTTTAGGATATACATTCAGTACTAAAGAGGATGCTTATCATCAACATTATATTTTTAGGAAAATAAGGCAGAAAAACAAAATACAAGAAGCCATAGAATATCAAAGGCACCCAAAGGAAGAGAATTCCGGAATGCGATCTAAGTAATTGGATTGACAATAGATGAAAACGCGGTCATATGGATGGAATGTCTTAATATGCGTAGTGGTAAAAAACGAAATAAAAAATGAAACAAAAAGAAATATATAATAAACCAGTCTATTATTTTGCTTATGGGATGCTCACCGACCCTGAAATTATGCCCAATGTAGAAATGATCGGGGTAGGAATTCTAAATAATTTTAAGTTCGAAATATTTACTTATGCTAATGTTATAGAATCTAACAGTAATA